TAGAGATTGCGGTTGTTGTATAAGTCCAAACTGATTGAGATTGTGGGGCTTGTGTAAAAGCTGCGGTTGTTGCAACATTGCCAGAGCCAGAACTAATTGCTTGAGTTTCAACCGTTCCATCAGGCAAAACACAAGATAAATCACCAGAAGTAGGTGCTACTTGATCTAAGGTAATTGCTGTAGTCGTTGCACCTGTCGCAATACGTCCTGACAATCTAGAACCTGCTCTTAATTCATCTGCTATTTCAAAAACTTGACCAGGAAAAACAGCAACGCCTTCAAGTCCAACTGAAAAACTAACAACTTCTTGATCTAATTCCTCTACTTTCATCATCCATCTTCCTAATCGTCTTGCAGCCCATTTTGATGAACATCCAAACGCTGTAATATCCTTTCTTTGATAACCGTATTTGTTAATTAATGATTGATCTTCAACAATAACAAAATTAGGTTTATAAAAATTTTCTGGATCATTATATTGAACTTTAATAGATGTACTTCGAGTTTTTAAAGATGATCCAGAGTAATTAAAAAAGCCACTATTTACACTTGAATTGCTATAAAGATGAACAGGTGAAACATCTGTTTTATCTAGATTTCCATGATCTGCTGCGGCTTGGATTGTATTAGAAGACCAGAAAATCATGCCTCTAAAAACAGAAGCTAAATCACGGATAAGATTATGAGCAGAATTTTGACTACCGATAACTGTATTAATTGCAAAACGTGGTTCTGTTCCATCTGGTGTTGTAACTAACTGATTTGCATATTTAGAAAGAGGATATAAGTCAACCCAATTTAAAGAACTTTCTGCAATAAAATCACCTGCACCCCATGTCTTATTTATGCAAAGCGCATAAAAAATACAAACAGGGCATGTTGTCCATCTATCAACTAATTGACCATTAAAGTTTGCATCTGTTGGAAACTCTAAACTGCCATCATCACGTACATTTGCATTATGAGGTGTCGGTACAAGTAAGCCTTTGATTTTATAGGCTCTATTTGGTATTTGAGGGAATGTACGAGATGGTAAACCCATCCCAACTAAAACCGTATGATTGTAATTAATATGATTGTAAATTTTTTCAGAGATACTTGTTAAGAAAACTCTGTTGCCCCGATCTGTGGCAATAGGTTGTTTTTTTAATGTTTCATCTTCAAAATTTGTATATTTAATTTCAAAATCATCTTCACCATTAACTTTTTTTTCTACTTTAATTTCATAAGGTAAGTCGCTAGAAATATTAATCCAAGGTGTTTGTATTTGATAGTCACCAACAGAAATGCCTTCAATATCTTTTGACCAAACCTGTCGCCAACTTTGCCCTGATGTTCTTGTATAAACAAAAAGCCTAATAATTGCATTAAATAATTGACCTTTTGCCAGTCCTTCTTTTGATCTAGAAAATAAAGATGGGATTGTAAATGTAAGTTTTATATTATCAATGTATTGATCTGTTAACGCTTGTATAACTTGACCACCTCCATAATTTCTATCTATCACCTCATTATTTTCATCTGTTGTTTCACTATAGTTTTCACCTATCTCTTTACTAACAGCTACAACTGTTTGACTATCTATATCATTTTGATTAACAAATTGAATTTCTTTTTGTGTTCTTCCTCCTTCTCTAAAATGTAATTCTATATTTGCTTCTTTTGGGTCTTCTCCTGGTTTTTCAATTGTTTCTACAAAATTATACTTTCTATCTTCGGCTGTACTGCTTTCATCTTCAACAGGTGTTTCGTTTAAATAAACGCCTTTTTTCCAACCGACTAACTCCTGAATTGGTCCTTCACAAAGGACATCAATTAATCTAACAATAGAGGTGGATTTTAAAACCATTAATCTCCTAAGAAGTTATAGCCCATATAGTCAACTCTTAATGTATTAACTGCTGGATCACCACCGAAATCAATCAATTTTGCATAAACAACATAGTTATCTTTGTATTCTATTTTAGCAAAACTAAACTCCGTTGCCCATCTGTAATCTTGAGTGTCTAATAACATCCCTTGAATAGTAAATTGAGTTGTTCCTACAACTGTATCTGTTTCGCTTTCTTTAATTACAATTTGAAAAGTAATAAAGCCGTCTATATAAGTTGTATCTGTTCCAATTCCTGATGCTCTGTCATGCAATCCATTGTCTAATAAGAAAGCCATTTGAAAGCGTGACGTATCAAACCTTGCATCGCCTGGCCCCTCGCCTTTTATCGTTGCGATGCTTTTCAAGCCATCGCTTCCGTATTCAGTACTTGATTTACTTAAAGGGATCCCAACAGAACCAGAATCACTATTTTGCCCTGGTGTTCTTAAATAAGTAAAAGAAGTATCTGTATAGTCAGGATCAGTTGTTTGTTTTGTAGGAATTAGTTGTTCAGTCCAAGTTTTTAATTTAATTCCAATACTTGCTTGCTCACTTTGTGTAAATGTTGAATTTGGTTTTTCTCCATTAATTCGGATTGTAGAAGGCCCTGGTTTACCGATCCATTCACTAAGAGGATCACTTTCATCTGTCACCTCAACTGAAGCTGTAACCGCATGACTTCCAACAATACACTGACCAAAGACAAGAGGAATTATTGCACCAGCTCCAACTGTATTAACAGGACCACGGTAGGAGTAGGACCGAGAGCCATCCATTCCTCTAATAGAAGACCCTGGTCCAGTATCACCCGATTGAGATGAACTTCCAATGATATTTAACGGGCCTTCAGGTTGAGGTGAAAGCATTTCAGCAACACCGCCAAGAGCTAAAGCTATACCAACATTTCCAGCAATTGCTATAGCGGCAGTAGTTGCCACGTAAGCAGTTGATAATGGAATGGCTGCGGCTGTGCCTGCAAAGCCTGTAACTCCTAAAGAAACTCCACCTGTAACAACAGCTAATCCAATTAATGCTGCTCCTGTTAGTATTTTCCAGAAGCTACTACCACCAATGACAGGAGCAATAATCAAATCATTACTACCAAAAGGCAGCAACATGTCTTCTAATTCAAAATCTGTTCCTGCCTGAACAACCCTATATCCGACACCTCTTTCACCTGATTCCAGTAATTCTTTTTGAAATTTAGGGTAGTTAATACATAAAAGCTTTATTGCATCAGCAGGCGTACGAAGATTGTAGTACTCATGCACTGCACCGAATTTTTCCCCTAATTCGTCTAGGAGTACCACCCGTTGCATATCTAAAAAACGACCTTTGTGCTGATTCTATAGTAAGAGTTAAACGGCTTAATGGATACTAAGAAGGCAAAATAGTTATCCACTCATCATTTGGAATCAAATAAATATGCCAAGGTAATTTGAATTGTGAACAAGCCGTATAATCTGCTGGACTTGCTTTTTGTCCTTTTGGGTGTGAATGAATAATTGCTTGAATTTTTCCATTAGCCCTTGCTTTTATATAGTCTCTCGGATCTAAAACAAAGATTTCATCAGACTGATCTGCAATATTACGACAAGGATA